CTTCAGTTAATGTATCCAACGCCTCATAAACTTCACTTTCGTAAATGTCCTCTTGATTCATAGCTTTATTAATTCTAAAAGAGAATTGTTCTAAATTAGCACTTTTCGCTTTTAAAATATCTTCTAAAGTTTCAACGTATAATTGAGCTTCTTCTTTATTTTCAATGTATTTGTTTTCAATTTCTTCATAGAAAACATACATTTCTTTAAAATCCTTATTTTCTTTAATTAAACCCAATATATTTTTAATCTCCTCTTTATTCTCATTGGAATAATATTCAATTAATTTATTTAATATTTTGGTTTTTACAATACCGAATTTTTTCATTTTTAATCGTTTAGTATGTCTTTTATTTTTGTCTCTATTTCATAAATATTCTGTTGTGCTTTATTCATATCGAATAAATCTTTGAATTCAATTGATTCTTCTCCCAACATTCCTAATATTTTAGATTTTTTAGATTCTGATAGTGGTGCTTCTCCACCTTCAGCCGGTGCAGGTGCAGCACCTAATCCCGCACTCATATCCATACCACCTCCGGCAGCATCACCCCCTGCGGCAGCCATTGCCTTTTCTCTTTCTTCTTCAGGAATACCATATTTCGCATCTACCTCATCAAACACACCAGAACGTTTAATTACATTTTGAGTATTAGTTAATTCGAATCCCATCGCGCGGTCTAAACGTTGTTGTTGCAAATCAAGTATCACTTCACTATCACTCATACCTAATATATTCTTTTTAGCCCAAGTGTGTGAAACTGGTAATATACCAACTTGTGATTGGTCTGAAGTTGCGTCTTTATATAATGTGATTTTTTCTTTCCAAGTTTCAATTCTTAATAAATCAGATTGAGCAGATGGGTTAGTTAATGAAAGACTAAAATTATTTAATTCATCTTCTAATCCCATTAAATAAAGATGCACTAATGCAATCTTATTTAATTCTTGAATTACCGATTTTTGAATTCTATTAATTGTTCTAGCAAAACGAATATCCATTAATGCCAAACTCTTACCTTCGCCAACAACCTCTTCAAAACCTAAAAATGCTTTAGGAATACGAAGTGCTGCCAACATTTTCTTTTGGATATATTCAATATCGGCAATCTCACCTAAATTTTGAGCACCTGGTAACGTTTCGATAGGGTTTGCTTGACCTGGGTCACGAACAGGAATAAAATAATCTTGGTCAACAGCCATCTGATTATATCTCATATCTACTTGACCGTTTCTACCGTCAACTATTTGGTCTCTTTTAAATTTATTTGCTACACGTTGTACATATGGTTCGATATCTTTATCATCCATATTACCAACAAATATTTTGAATACACGTCTTTCTGGTGCTCTTGATGTTCTATAAATTAACATTGCATCTTCTGCAAGTAAAAGTTGTTTCCAAATTCTTCTAATCTTATCTAACATAGAAGTACCATATGGTAACTTTCTATCATCACCTAATAATCTAAAGTGTGCAATTTCCCAAGCTTGGAATTCCATATCTTTGTTTTTCCATTGGAATCTCAATTCACGACTTGGTGTTTTTTCATTTTTTTGATTAGGTGTTTTAGCTGATGCACCTTCTATTCTTTCAATTTCAATATTGGGTAATTGTTGACATCCGATTAAACCTTTTTCGGGGTCAATCTTTAAATAAACAAAGTTATCACCATACTTACAAAGACCTCTTGTCCACATTTGTAAGTTGGTGTTTATATCTAATTTGTTAACAAATAAATCTTCAAGTATTGATTTAACTCTATCAGATTCTGAATAAATTTCTAATATATTTCCCTTTTCAGATAAAGTTGTTGATTCTTCTGCATATATGTCTAATGCTGCCGAAATTTCAGGAGTAAACTCCATAGATTCGTAATCGTAATATGCTGCTAATCTATTTGGTTCATAATAAACCGATTGATTATATAACGATTGGTCTAACTTTGTAAATTTATCAGCAATGTATTGGCTTTGTTGTGCTTGCAACATTGCTTTTTCATACTCTTCTCTACTATCGGTTTTTAGTAATTCATCTTTACTGAAATTAAAAGAGGGCATTTGTTCGGGTTTAGTTTGACCCGGAAATCCAAACATCCTTGTTAATTTCTGAAATACGGTTAAATTTTGGTCTGCCATTGTATATAAATACTTTTCATTATAATATAAACTTATTTTTTGATAAATGAAACATTATCTGGGTTTACCAAATAACCAAGAATATTCTTTATAATGTTCAGATGAAACCTGTTGACTTCTATTTGAACCGTACATTGAATTATCAACACCCATAGAACCTATTTGGTCGAACGCCTGTCCATATGAATAAAATGACTTCTGAGGTTCATATGTTCTTTCTGATAAAGTCCAAGACTCCATCATTGCAATGTTTTTGGATGTATTTCTTTGTAGTTGATTAAAACACATATCACCGGCATAAAGAGCCATTGACAAACTCATAATTGAGTCGTCGTGTGCTCCCTTCATATGATCAGGTCTTCCATTAACATATACAAACGTATTTAATTCGTTTAATAATCTATTGGACCTAACGGCAAACCCTTTTCTTAATTGTTCTTCAAATGCTGCAACAATTTGTGTTCTTTTATTATTAAAATTTATACCGGGTATTTTTTCCATTGCCTTTCTGTTGTAATCCCACATATTTTGTGTGTTTACTCCATCAATGTATAAATTTTTATAATTCATTTCTTGCAACTTTCTAGATGTTGCAATACCCATACCACCCGTAATATCAATTACAATAAAAGCCTCATATAATACGCCCCACTTGTAACAAATTGAAGCTAAGTCATCAGGAGGTATTTTACCAATATATTCAACTACTTGTTCTCTCTCATCAAAATCAATTATGTTTATGGATGAAAAATCTTCACTATCACCTCTACTAACATCGACACCCATAATATATCTATGACCTGCAATTGGTTCCTTCCATTGCCAAAAAGTACCTTGCATATATTTTTCAATAGGTTGTCTAATTAAATTTTTAGCAATGTTTTCCTGTATTTCACCCGGTATCACACCATCACCCGAACCCAAGAAGTCACATTCCAATTCCTGAGCAATTTTACGTCTATCGTATTTGAATTTTTTAGACATCGCCTCAAACCAAGATGAGAATGGTTTATAACCTTGTTCTTCATATTCTTGATATTTGGTAATATCAAAATCATACATAACAACTTCATTGTCATCATATTGTTCTCTATTCAACATATAATGACAAATGTCATTACATTTAACCCAACGTAAGTCTTTGGTATAACGAGGGTCTTTAAACCATCTTAAATCTGTAATATGAAAATCATTCATTTTACGTATTGCTTGGTCATAAACACCGTAATAAATTGGGTCGTAACCATTAGGTGTTGAGATAAGAATAATCTTACCTCCCGTAGATAAGGACGCCATAGATGCCGCCCAGAAATCTTCCCCCGCTTCAATATATGCGGCTTCGTCAAATACAAGTATGGTTGGTGTATAACCACGTAAGGCATCCGCAGATGTTGCAACCGCTTTAACCTCACAACCATTATTTAATCTAAATCTACTTTCAGAGTTTTTATCGGGTGAAAATCCTACATTAATCCATTCAGGCCACTGCTCAAGAAAATGACGAATTTTATTTGCCATTTCAATTGCAGTATCTCTTTTGTTGGCAATTACAAGAACTCTTTCAGGATTTTCGGGTTTTGCTAATTGTAATTTTTTTGAAATCCACGCAGAAGTTACAGTTGAAACTCCCGCTTGTCTATATTTCCTTGTTATATTTTCGTTGTATTGATCATAATCTAATATCAACTGTTCTTGGTCAGGAAATAATTCTAAAGGAACAAATTTCTTTTGTGTATTGTCGTATGTCTGTAAATAAGTTTTAAGTGCATATGGAGTATCTTTCATTATTCTCGCATATTCCTTAAGTTGTTCTATTTTCGAATTCATATATATAAATATGAAAAAAGGTGGTTTAAAACCACCTTTCAATTATTTTAACGAACTGGTACTAATTCACCACCGTCATCTTCATCATCATCTTCAGTATCACCTGACCTTCTAATACCCATAGAATTTAAGAAATCATCAAAATTAAAATTTTCAGATTCAGCCTCTTCAGTTGCATCATCTAAATCACTTTCGAATTGACTCATTACATCTTCATAATCTTGGTCATTCAACATTTTTTTAATTCCTTCCACAATTTCTTCTAATAATCTTTTACCTCTTTCAGTTTGTGAAATTACTTCTTTCATTAAAACCAAAAATTTCTTAGCAGGTAATTTAAAGATTTCAACAAACAAATAGTTTTGCAATTCTGTATTATCAAAAATTATCTCATCAGGAAATTGACTTCTAATTCTATCCCAAATTGCAGGTCCTAATCTTAAATCCCACATTTCATTTTTTAAGGTATCTTCAGAATCCTCAACTTCATCATAACCTTCCTCATCTTCAGGTCTACCTTGAATTGCAAATACTTCCATTACTCCCTTTATTAATTCGTGAACTAATATTGGGAAATTAACCGCTCTGGCGATAATGGTTGGTGGTGTTGTGTTTCTATCAACAGATTCTTTACCTCCGATAGAAGCCTCACCTCCTCCTCCACCCATCATCATCTGCATTTGTTCATCACTAATCTGCCAATACAACGTGTCATTAATTGACATTAAGACACCATATAAACTAATTAAATTTTCAGAACCTGTAATTTCTCTAATTCTATCACCAACTAAATGATACATATAATGACCTCTTTTGGAAGCTCCTTGTACCATACTATTAATAAGTCTTCTCTTTGCTTTCTCTAAATTAAGTTGCTCTAAATCGGTAAATAAATCTTTTTCAACATCAACAGGGTCAATGTTTTGTTGTTGTTCCATTGAATTGTTAAAATCATCAGTATCAATTTCACCCAAACCAACAATTTTAGCGTCAAAATTAAAAGCCCCTTCAGGAATGCTCATTTCTTTTACCACTAACTCAATAGCCAATTGTTCTAATTCTTCTCTTTTACTTTGTTCAATTCTAATGATTTGATTGTGTGCATCTTGCATCATTTGTGCTAAGGGCATCATTCCTTCCATACCATTTAAACTTGTGTTTAAACCGGTATATTCTCTAATTCTACTAACAACTTGTCTATATCTTTCAGATGCTAATAATTCTTGGAAATTCTTATTCGGCTCATCACCTGTTTTAGGGAATGGAATTTTTTTCAAAGGAGTGTCTCCTGCTTGTAAAGTATTTTGTAGTCCTTGGTCAGGTCTATCTTGTGTATCAAAATCCATTGCCATCTCATCAATATTTTCTTTAATTAAAGATAACAATTTTTCTTTAGTAAACCTCATTTTATGAATATATTTTTTTTAAATTATGCAACTTCCATTTCGGCGTTATTCTCAGCAGCTTGCATTGCACTTACCATTGACTTAGTTAATGAATTATTAACTTCGTCACCAAAACGTTGTTGTATTTCATTTTCATCACGTAAATCCATAAATTGTCCTTTTACCATAAAACCAAGAACATCTCTTAAATTAATTGTTCTCCAAGCTTTTTTCGCGGCCAATTCTTTATCGCCATTAGTTTCTTTTAATCCTTTAATGTATGCATTAACGTCAATAACTCTTTTAACATCGTGATTTTGATTAATGTTCATTTGTTTTTCTGACTTTTCTCTTTCACTTGGTACGTATGATGACATATATCTTTTAACTAACATATGACGAACGGTACCATCTTTTTTTACATAAGCAACACTTACGTTTGTATTTTTAGCCAACGCAGTTCTAAGAGCTTCAAATCTTTCTGATGTTTTAAGTTCTTGGTGATCTAATTCCATTACCTCATTTTCAGGTAAATTTCTTAACCCAGCTGTTGGTTTTGGATTTTTTCCTGGACCTGGTTGATATGGTGTTTTAGGTTTAGTACCTGGCTCCACCTTAGGTTTTGTTGGTGCTGGCTTAGTTGTAGGTGCACTTGATTTTATAGCATCATAAGTCATAAATTCAGGTAAACCATTATGACCAGTTTTAACATTTGGTCCATACTCGTGTTTTTCACTTTCTGTTAATTTTGTTTTAATTAAATCCATAATTTCATTTTTTGATGTGAAACTATGAAATTTTTCATTTTCAACCAAACCCTTTACCCAACTCTTCACTTCACTAACTTCTTTTTTCTTTTTATTAGTTTTATG